TTTGCGTTCTCTGACACTCAAGTAATGGAGATTGATACCAAGAAAACCATCATTGTATCGCTCAATTGGAAACACGAGAGGGAATCTATCCCAAACAGGTAGCTTATCCTTGTGCTTGGCATCATAGAAAAAGAAGTACATCTTGCCAATAGCTATTGTATTACGAAACCGCTCTGTGTTGCCCATGATATTTCTACGATATCCGGCAGCGGTCGTTGCTTTTCCTTTAAACCAGTCTTGTAGTTGTTTTGGTTGATACTTTGCCATACTATTATTTATGATCTGATTCTAAGATCATCCTCTGTAATTAATCGAAATTCATAACCTTTATCAGCACAATATTCTCTGGCAGACTTCCACTTGGCCTGATTAACGCCCCATGTCACAACCTCATTGATATATTGTTTGGTCTTTTTGGACTTAACTTTTGGCTCTATTGTTTCTTTCTTGGGCTTGACTTCCATTACAACGGTCTTGATACTTCCATCCGGCAATTCCAATTTTGCCACAAAGTCAGGAAAGTACCGATGTATGCGGTTGTCTTTTGGGGACTTATAGGGTATCGCCAGTTCTTCACTTTGCCATTCCAGAACAGAATCATTCTCATCAAGAAAGGTCATGACTTTTCGTTCCCACAAACTACGATAAATAATGTTTGTGGGGTCGCCTTTATATTTCTTAGGATTTTTCGGCTTAAAAAAGCCCTTGTAGGTTTTCCGTCCTGTCATATAAATATATAGATCATTTCTAAAGGAACAGATATGCCCGGTTTTTTTGAATCACTATTTAACAACACACAAGTAACTGGCAGTCAACAGAACAACAATAATTCAGCACAACCAGCCTCAGACTTTACAACAGACTTGGCACAGTCTCGGTATGACTTTTCATACACCGTTTTTCCAGACACCTTGGGTATGGATGATGTGGGTCATTATATGGTTATCAATATCAATGTACCTACAAATAATGAAGGTCAGGGACGAGGATATTATGGGGACCAGTATAAAGAAATATATGGAACAATTCTAAAGAACGAACTATCCAAGGTAGACACTCTAAGATACAGAGACAATATTATCAGTCCCGGCCAATCATTACCGACAAATGCTGCCCTTGAAAGAAACACAAGAAGAATTGCAGAATCAATCGCACTTTATATGCCAACACCTTTGGTGTTTAACAGCCAAAACATGTACCAAGAAATCTCACTAACTGCCTTGGCAGGACAAGGCTTGATGTCTATCGGTGAGTATCTTGGTGGTCTCCTTGGATTGACCGCAAGAAACCAATCACTGGATAACATAATTCAGCAATCATCCAAACCTGTAAATTCACCATCAGGTGAAGCCGTGATGACCGCATCTCGACTCATGGGTTATCCCATCAATCCTGCTGTTGAAATTCTCTTTGCTAACACACCACAGCGTCAGTTTGTGTTCGAGCTTCTAATGGCCCCTCGGAATGAAAAAGAATCTATCTCTATGAAGAAGATCATAAAGACCCTGAGATTTCACGCCGCACCAGAACTGAATCTTGGTGTGGATGTTCCGGGGGTTGTAAGAAATGTTGGTGGTGGTGTTTTCTGGATTCCGCCAGCCGAATTTGATATTACCTTTTATAACAAAGGTAAGGAGAACACAAATATTCTCCGAGTAAATACATGTGTCCTCGAAAGAGTTGAGGTTGATTATGCACCAACTGGTGTATATTCAACTTTCAGAAACGGTCATCCTGTTGCCGCTCGTCTATCTTTGGCATTTAGAGAAATTGAACCAGTACATAAGAAACGTGTACTTCAAGGATTTTAAGACATGGGTAAGTATTTCGATTCATTTCCAAGAATTGCCTATAATCTAGGCAGCAAACAATACTCAAACTTTCAAAATGTCACAAACATCTTTTTTCGGATTGGTGTTGTTCGTGATATTCTAACAAACGTATCCTCCTATTATGAGTATCTGGTTAAGGAAACAGACACACCAGATATTCTGGCATTTAATGTCTACGGTGATTCTGAGGCACATTGGCTTATTCTTTTAACAAATCAAATTCTTGATCCACAATATGATTGGCCGCTAAACAGCAGAGACTTCAACAATCATATCATCAGTAAATATGGGTCAGTTGAGACTGCCAAGACAACATATCATCATTATGAAAAGGTCATCATAAGAGAAGAAGCTTTAAGTGGAATAGTAACCGAAACAAGATTTATTGTTAATGAGTCTGCCCTAACGGATGTTTCATTAACAATCTCTAACATATTAGGATCATTTGATACCGGCCAGACCGTTTATGTTGGAGATAGCTTGGAAACTTCCACATTCAGTGGAGTTATTTCAAATTATAATTCTATGACCCGAGTTATAACTTTGAATAATGCGTTTTCTGGAAGAATGCCTAATTTAGGAGAAATTGTTGTAAGTGATGAGTCTGGTGCGATAGGCACCATTATTGCAACAACACCAGAATCAAAATATGAATCATACGAATCTTTACCTGAAGAACAATATGTTGAGACATTTAATATTAATGGTAGAACGGTGATTCAGACAACAAGAAGAAATGCTGTCTCAAACTATGATTATGAGGTTGATTTGAACGAACAAAGACGCTCAATAAAAATCATCAAACCAGAATACTATACACGAATTGTTAATGAGTTTGAAGCACTTACAGAAAATGCGGACGCTCCTTTCATAAGAAGATTGGTATAAAAAAAATATGGAACAGTATGGCGAACAGGAAAAAAACACATCAATAAAGATTTATGCTGATGTACCTCCATATGTTATGGATCAAGTCACACCCAATGAAGTTATTCTTGGTGAAAGCCTACTCTACCCCGGTCTACAAACAACAGTTCGGGTTCAAAGCTATTATCACAATCTTCCAATCAAAGACTTGGATCAATATAAAGGCAAGCAGTTAAGAATTGAATTGGAAAGACCAGTTCTGGCCAGATTCAATCTACCATCCAGAATGACAATCAAACAAACCATTTATAGACTTGAGAACAGAACAAAACTGAATAACGTTGTTGAAGAATACACACTAAGAGCATGTGATCAGTCACTTCTTAATGATGCCGAGACTCTTGTTAGTAAGTCTTGGAAATGCACTCAACCATCATCTGTGGTAAGTGAAGTCTTAAGGTCTTGTGCTGGTGTTAGAAATTTAGATGTTGAGGGTGCTGATCCTGCCAGAGACTATGTGGCAGAAAATATTCATCCATTCAAGGTAGTTGCCGATCAGGCCGAAGTTGCTTTGGCTTCAGGAAACGATCCATCATTTCTGCACTACATGACCTATCAGAACTTAGGCACACATCACTTCAGATCACTAAAGTCTCTTTGTGAGGCTGATCCAGTCATGGAATACTATTTTGATGAAACGGCTGCCCTTTCTGGTTACGCTAATCCAAGAGCTATCATGACGAACTCATTCCCTTGTGATTTTGATTTACTATCAGACATTCTGAACGGTATTGGGCCTGATGGTGCCAACATGTCGTCGCTTATTTCGTTCAATCCATTCAATCGTCTAACCGGACTTCTTGGTAGCAAGGTTCAGGGATGTGGTAGTGGTAGTGCTGTTCTAAAGGCCGCAATGACAAACTTTGCGTCAGAACAGCAACAGAATGCATGTCCTGACTACTCTCAATTTTTTGCTCTCTTGAGACAGGCACGAATGGCTCTTTTAGAACAAGACAAGATTGCCCTAAAGATCACAGTTCCTTGGAATCCAATTCTCAATGTTGGTAAGATCATCAAACTCGTTCTAAATAACAAAAACGACCAATCAAAGAAAAATTATGGGTCTGGGGACTACCTTGTTATGAGCCTTACACATAATATTAAAAATGGTGGATTCTCCACAACAACAATGGATTGTGTGAGCCGCACTGTCGGTCAAGGAGGAATAGTATAATATGGCGATAAAAGATAATCACCCAATACTTGCCACTCAGGTTGACGGGCATAAGAATCAAGACCCGGCACAACTTGGTAATGCCAAATATCGTAAGGTGGGTCTTGAGTCAACAAATGTTCCTGCCGATCATCTATACTTTCTTCCATCTTTAACGAGTACTGATCAGGAAAGCCTTGATACTTATGGTGCTCCAGTTGACCCCGGCAGAACAGTTTTGATACAGCCAGCCCATGATGGCAGCTTGAATGGTGTTGTCATTGGTGCAATAAAGGATTTCCCAAAAGTGGGAACCACGATTCCCGGTAATGTTGATCTTATGAGTCAGGCATTGAATACATTATCTAATAATCCTTGGAATCAGCCTTTAGAAATCTTTGCTAAACCACCATTAAAAACAATAACAAGAGGTGGTAAAAAAGTTAAAGTTGCTCAAGGTTCTCAGCAATATATCCCAGCTATGGGTAACTTCAAGCCATATTATCAGGAAACATTTGATGAGATTGGTAGGCGGTGGGAACAGTTCAAAAATGTTCCTACAGCCACAACACCATTCTCTGGAATCGTAAATTCAAACATGCTGTCTCAGTTGCCGGGACAGATACTTTCCTTGGCATCAACCTTCAAGAGCCTTGCATCAAGTCAAAAGAGCAGAATACAGCAAAGTGTCCCTTCTGAAACATATCAGATGATCGAGGCAGCATTCAATTCTCTGACAGATATACCAACAGAAATTGATGTTGCATTTAACAACAGAGTTCATCAGGACACCTTTGCAAATAATATGGTCGATCTTCTTTGTCAGTGTACAACATTTACTGATATTGTGGCCGTCAAAGAACAGCTTTATTATGACAGAACTTTGCATGGACTTGAGAATCTACCTGAAGTTGAGTTTCGCATTGACACAACCTTTGGCGAAGTCGGGCTTATTATTGATGCTGATGGTGAAACTCGACAAAATGTTTCTAATGCGGTTATTCAGGCACAAAACGAGTTTGCAGGATTTCTTGTTGGACCAGACTATGACTTTGATGACATAGCCCAATTTTATGGGACTGTTGCCAACAATGTTCTGTCCGTAAACCAGATGATCTATGGTAATGTTGTTTCCGGTTCAGCCAATACCCTCAGTGGTAATGGGATTGTCGAAGGAACTTATATCACACAGTTCTTAACCGGAACAGGAAATACTGGCACATATATAATCAGTGCGAACACAACCACACTACCGAATACAATCATTACAATTGTAGCACAGGACACTAAACTAAAGAACACTAATTCAGGTGGTGGCACAGGTGGAGGTGGTGGTTTCCCCGGAATGGCCGGTGGCTCAAACTTCTTTGGTGAGGCGTCCAAACTTATTGGTGAAATCCTTCCCGTTCTCAATCCACAGGGACAGAAAAAGATTACACAACTTATGCAAAAGGTCGTCAATGGTGCCGGTGGTCCAAATGTAAAGATGGGACAAAATGAGGTTGTCAATGGAGCTAAACATGTATTTGAAAAAATTGGTGGATTTATTAAGTAAGGAGACACACTAATGGCAAAAAACCCACCCCCATATACCCCGAGAACTGTGGAATCCTTTGGTGCGACCCCAGAAAAAACTGAGAGTCCTAATCCAAGTCTTAAGGCGGCCAATATGGGGGCTGTTCGATTTAAAAGAACACATTCTGGTGATGCAGAAGGGGTGAATTACAGCAAAGGACACAACGAACGGTTCTGTATGGGTTGGTCAGGAACCGGTCAGTGGACTTATGATAACGGTGAGTGGGAATGTCGAATGAATAATGGTGGAACCATTGGTGGCTATGGTGGTATGCAAACCATCGTAAACGGTAACATTGTTAATTCATCAGGTGGCTCAAATGCAACCAGATCAACAGGGAATGACTCACATTCCGCAGACTCTGGAACTGGTGTTGGTGGTGGTGGACAGGCCGCAAGTGGTAAGCCCAAAGGTACATCAAAGTCTTCTGCTGACAAACATGCGGCCCAAGTCTATCCCGGTGATTATGGCATGGTAGTTGCCGGAACCTGTGGCATTCTTGCTGGTAGCATGAATATGAAAACTGAGGGTAACTTTGCTATGGGTAGCACAGATGGTGTTGCCTCGTTTACAGGCCGTGGTAATGCTGCCTTTGGTTCACAGGAAGGCACGGCTCAACTTGGTGGCAAAGGTGTGACTGTTGCATCAGAGGGTGGTGGCACATCTGTTCGGGCATCGGGCGGAAACTTGTCTCTTGCATCAGAGGGTGGCAATTGTTTTGTTAAGGGTGGTAAGGTCTATATCAACTGTTCTTCCAACCAACCAGAAACACCACAACAAGTCGTTTCTGCTACCGGATCAGCGGGGCGGAAAAAGGCATAACAATAGAGACTAAATAATCATATGGCAGTTCAAAAAGTAGTAAGAAAACCAGACTATTCAGACCTTGACCTTGATTTCATCCCGCACCCAACAACAGGTGATGTGGTGAAAAAGACAGGTCTTGAGGCAATTAAGAGATCGGTGAGGAATCTAATTCTCACAAACTTCTATGACCGGCCTTTTCGAACCTATATTGGTTCAAACGCACAGAAGATTCTTTTTGATAATATCAATCCTCTGACGGCCACCTTTTTGAAGAATGCTATCATAGAAACACTGGTAAACTTTGAGCCTCGGATTCAGTTGCTTGATGATGATGACAGAGGAGTATTCGTTCAGGTTGATCCAGACAATAATGGGTATCTTGTCAAGATTAGTTTCATTATCATTAACAGAGGCGAACCGGCTTCAATAAATATATTTTTAGAGAGAATAAGGTAACACCCTAAATGGCACTTGAAAAATCAGCCCTAAGAGTTACAGAACTGGATTTTG